TCATAACCCAAAGGTCGTTGGTTCAAATCCAGCCCCCGCAACCAATCCCAGAGACTCGCCGACCGCTGCAACCAGCAGCCGTTCGGCGGGCTCTTCAAGTTCGGCGAAGGTCTCGCCGGTCTCCAAATCTCTTCCGATCGTCACCTGGCCCAGCATGTCGGCCAGGATTTGCCGCGTCCGTGTCCGGTCTGATTCGTCGCGCAGGACTTCCTGCAGCTGCAAGACCATGCGGCGGTATCGAGCGGCCACGTCGTCGGCCAGCAGCTTCGGGTCGGGCAGTGCAGACGACTGCACGGCGCTCGCGAGCTGGGCGCGCTCTGCCTCGGCCGACTTCAGCCTGGCCGCGATGGCGGGGCTGATGCCGACGGTCGCCAGCGCGTTGACCAGGTTGCCGATCTCCTGCTCCAACGCGTTCAAACGAGCAAGGGCGCCCGCGTTCTCGCGGCTGCTGTCCCGGGTGCGTTGTTGCAGCAGCGCGTGTACGGCGGCCTGCAGCTCGGCGAGCGCATCGCCGTCGAGCAGCTCTGCGCGCAGCTCGTCGATGAGGCGTTGATCGAGCTTCTCGCGCGAGATCGTCAGCGAGCTGTTGCAGACGGTGGTGCCGCGGTCGCGATGGTTGTTGCAGCCGTAGCGCTGGCTGTTGACGGCGATGATCGCGCCACCACATGCGTGGCACGTCAGCAAGCCGCCGAACAGCGTCTTTGGCACCGCGCCTTTGCCGGTGCGCGTGCCGCGCACGGGGCCGCTGCGTGTGCGCGTCTGGACGCGCTGCCACAGCTCATCGGACACGATGCGCAGCTCGGGCGCCTCGCGCGTCTGCCACTCCTCGCGCGGACGCTCAACGTAGCGCCTGCGGCCTGTGTCGGGGTCCTTCAGCCACTGCCGGCGGTTCCACACGACGCGGCCGATGTACAGCTCGTTGTTCAGCATGCCGAGGCCTTTGGTGCTGTTGCCGTGCAGCGCGTTGACGGCCCACGTGCCGCCGCGCGCGCTCGGCGTCCCTCGTGCGTTGAGCTGGTGGGTGATCGAGCGCACGCTGTGTCCGTCTGCGAACTGCTCGAAGATCCAACGCACCGTCGTGGCCTCGGTCTCGTCGATCGCCATGCGGCGCCCGCCATGTGCCTCGACGCTGCGGTATCCGTAGGTCCGACCGCCAGCGCTCAGCCCTCGATCAAACTGGCCGGCCAAACCGCGATGCGTCTTCTCGCGCAGGTCGTCGAGGTACAGCTCGTTGACCAGGCCGCGCGCGATGCGCATCACCTTGCGGCCGCGCGCTAGCGTGTCGTAGCCGTCGGCGGTGCCGATGATGCGCAGGCCGCGGTGCTCGAGGCGCTTCACGATACCCTCGGCCTCGCTGATCTCGCGGCTCAGTCGGTCCAGCCCCTCCAGCACCAGCACGTCGAAGCGCTTCGCCAGCGCGTCGGCGAGCAGCGCCTTGCCACCCGGTCGCAGCGCAACGGGCGTGCTGCCGCTGATGCCTTCGTCCGCGTGGACTGCGGTGATCGTCCAGCCTTCCCGCCCCGCACGATCACGCGCCGCGCGCAGCTGGTCGTCGATGCTGTTTTCGGACTGCTTGTCTGTGCTGTACCGCGCGTACAGGCATGCCTTCAAAGTCATCTGTGAGGTTCTCTGTGGTCGAGTCGGTCAATGCGTCCCGCACGAGCCGCTCAGCCAGCAGATGGATGAGCTGTCGGCGCGCTCGCGCGCGGGTGTCAGGGGCGCGCGCCGGCCCAATGCTAGGCGTCGTCTGCATGGTCGCCTCCGCGTTGAGCATCAGCGGCCGAGCAGCTGTGCGCGCTGCTGGCGTTGGAAGTCAAGCGCATCCGCACGGTCGATGAAGGAGCCGCGCCAGCCCCACCAGTTGGTCATGCAACGCGAGGTGCACATCAGGTCGACCCACGGCGCTGGGCGAACGCCGGCGAGCGATGCCCATGGCGTGCCACCGTTCGGGAGCAACTGCGCTCGTTCGGTTGCGAGGGCGATCAGGTCGGCCTGCTTCAGCTCTCGCGCATGCGCAGCCGAAGGGACGTTGATGGCGAAGGCATTGCGCACCAGGCGCTCGAAGCGATGCTCGAAGGCGGCCCAGGGCGCGCCGAGTTCTTCCTTCGCGGGCGTGCTGATGTCGTTCGTGAACGCCTCGTGAGCGTCGTGCAGCAGCGCAGCGAGCAGGCCGTGCGCGTCGAGTTGGAACTCGCGCTCGGCGATCTCGCAGACCAGCAGCGAGTGCTCGGCGACGCTGTAGGGCCTGCAGGTGGCGCCGGTGAAGCGGTTGATGAGGCTGAGGTGGTGCGCGATCGTGCGCAGCGTGATCGCGCCGGGCTGCGGATGCTGCAGCGATACCTCGGCGCCGGTAGCGGTGGTGATCCAGGTCATGCGTGTCCTTGTCAGGGCGTGTTCGAGCTCGCCGCCTGCGAAGACGCCGGCGGGCGGGGATGGGTTTGGTTGGGAAGGGGTTAGAGCGGCTGGCCGTCGACGCGCATGTGTCGAGCCTCGGGGCCGCAGGCGGCATACCGTGCGCGCACGAGCGGCACCGATTGCCAGCGCAGCGGCGCGACCGCCGCGGCGCAGTAGCAGGAGAGGCCAGCATCGTCGTGTTGCCCGTGATCGCACAGTTCACAGGCGCGGTAGCTGGTGTCGTCCCACTGCGCGAGCGGCGGGACGCTGAGGCAGGTGGCCGCATTCATCACGGCAGGGCCACCAGGTTGCCGAAGTCGTCGACCACCGCGTCGAGATAGATGCTGCGTCCGCACGCCTGCATCGAAATGCGCCACGCGTCCGGTCGGCCACCACGAGACGCATCGTGCATGCGGAACCAGACGCTGCCGTTCAGCTCGCCGAAGTCGCTGGTGGAGCCGTAGTAGATGCCGTTGAAGCGGTCCTCAGTGTTGGATTGCTGCCCTGCGACACGCGTGCCGACGGTGGGCGCCCGACGCTTGCGGCTGAGGCGCGTGCTCTGCGCGCTCATGCCGAGGCCTCCTCGAGGCGCTCGACGCTGCTGATCGAGCAGCCGGTGAGCTGGTGGGCGATGCGCTGAGCGGTCTCGGCGTCACGCGCCTTGATTTGTACGAATGGCAGAACGCCGGAATCGCACGGCGCCGGGTACCCGTCACGGTCCTTCGGGTGGTAGTGGCAGCGGTAGCTGCGAGTCGAGAGCATTTGCATCGAGGCCTCACGAAAAACTGAGTGTGAGGCGTAGCGTAGCAAACGCTACGAATCAATGCAATAGCATTTGCTACCTGCTTGCTGCGAGCATTTCTCGCCAGCTACAGCCCGCCCGAACCGGACCGATCGCGCACCCGTCCGATGATGCTGATGTGCGTCGCGACGAGCGCCGGAGGCACCATCTCATCGACGTACTGGGGGTTGTCGCTGCGAAGGATCAACGTGCCATCCAGATGGCGGAGCAGGCGCTTGATGCGCAGCTCGGCGTCGTATCGAAGGGCGTAGACCTTGCCGTCGATGACTTCCGTTTCGGCCAGATTCACGAGCACGTGATCGCCCGCGTAGACGAACGGCTCCATGCTGTTTCCAGTGACCCGGAAGCGACGAACCCGGGTCGGGTTGATGCCCTCTTTGGTGAACCAGTCTCTTCGGTAGTACGCGGGTTCGCTGTCTTCCACGATTTCGTAACTGGCCTCGTGGCCGTTGCCGGCACTGAACCGGACATCCCATTCGGGTACAGCGACTACCCCGTCTGGAAGCTCATCCGCATTGGTCAGTGGAAACACGTTGATCGTTGCGTCGAGGCGGTTTCGTGCCGCTGGGCTGAACCAGTCGGACATGCCCGGTAGGGCCTCGATCGCTTGTACTGTTTTTTCAGAGATGGGCCGGGCCTCCGACAGCATTTGGCGAATGAACGCGCCGTCTTTGTATCCCAACGCTCGACCCATCTCTGATCGATTCCCATCGAACTTGTGCGCGAGCGCAGCGGCGAGGCGCTCCACTCTGTACTGCTGCAGTTGTTCGGGTGTCATGCCCCGAACAGTAGCAGACGCTAGCGTTGCATTTGCTACTTGCGTACTAGAAGCAAACGCTACTATCATGGGGCATGAACCTCGCTGACTATCTCGCCGAGAAGCGCGGCCAACACGCACGGGTTGCGCGTGAAGTCGGAGTGGCATCGGCCTACCTCTCGCAGATGGCGAGCCGCATCCGTCCTGTTCCACCGGCGCTGGTTCCGGCCCTCGTCCTGGCCTGCGAAGGCCGCGTCGAGTGCTGGGATCTCCGCCCCCAGGACTGGCACCTCATCTGGCCGGGATCGGTAGGGCGGCCCGGGGCGCCTGAGCGGCGTCCGCAGGTTCCACCTCGTTCCACCGTTGCAGCAGCGGATGCCTCGTTGATGTCCGCAGTGTCGTCTCCAACAGCGGTGGCTGGCTATAGCAATCACTTCGCGCACATGCCATGAACGTCCAGACTGCCGCCTTCAACCTCGTCCACGACTACCCGGGAGGCGCGACCGCACTCGCGCCGCTGCTCGGCAAGAGCGCCTCGACCCTCAACCATGAGGTGGACCCCAACTACGCGACCGCGAAGCTCGGCCTGGCCGACGCGCTGAAGCTCACCATGCTGAGCAAGGACCGCAGCATCCTGAACGCGTTCGCGATGGCCTGCCACTGCATGGTGCTGCCGCTGCCGTCGAGCCCGGAGGGCATCGACGACGACACGTTCACCAGCGTCACCCGCATGGCGCGCGAGTTCGCCGAGGTGATCAGCCAGATTGCCGAGGTGACCGCCGACGGCGCCGTCTCCGATAACGAGCTGGGCCGCGTCGAGCGCGAGGCCGCCGAGCTGGTGGCCGCAGTGCAGGCCGTGCTCGCCGCGCTGCAGGCTCGCAACCGCGCCAGCAAGCGCACCTCGCAGTGGGAGGCTCGCTGATGCGCCCGACCACCGCACCGCCTGCGGCGCTGATCCGCGACACGCTCGAGCGCCTGAGCGCCGATGACCTCGCCACCGTGCGCGAGGCTGAGTTTCTGGAAGGCGCATTGGCTGCCCACCAGCAACGCGCGCGGCGCAGCCTGCATCTGCCGCTGGGCACGTGCGCGAACTGCTGCGAAGCCTGCGCGCCCACCGCCTTCTACTGCGACGACGACTGCCGCGATGACCACCAGGCACGCCAGCGCCAGTCCGCGCGCATCGGCCGCTCGTTTTTCTGACCTCACCGGCCCGCATGTCCCACCAGAACTACAAAGAAGATTTCGCCGCGGTCGGCCGGGCCGCACTGGCCTGTGTCGGCCGCCTGCTCGCCGCCTGGCTGCCCGAGGGCAAGCGCGTGGCCCGCGAGTTCAAGTGCGGCGACCTCAGCGGCCGGCCCGGCACGAGCCTGAGCATCAACCTCGATACCGGCATCTGGAAGGACTTCAACCAGGGCGACGGCGGCGCCGACCTGGTCAGCCTGTACGCGGCGATCGAAGGCCTGGAGCAGTGGGACGCCTGCCAGCAGCTCGCCGCGCAACTGGGCGTGACCCTGCGCAGCACCGGCGCCCACTCCTCGACGCCTTCCTCCTCACGTGACAGCGCCGCGCCCGCGCGAGCCGAAGGTGGGGTGGAAGTGCCTTCACAGGCCCCGGATGAAGCCCGCAGCGAGCCTCGCAGCGATTGGGAGCCCATCGTGCCGGTGCCCGAGGACGCCGGCCCGGCCCCGGTCGCGCACAGCCGGCGCGGCCGGCCCGAACGCACCTGGACCTATACCGACCAGGCCGGCCGCATGCTGGGCGTCGTCTACCGCTTCAAGACCAGCGACGGCGGCAAGGAAGTGCTGCCCTGCGTCTACGCGCGGCACCGCGAAACGGGCGCCGCGGACTGGCGTTGGATGCAGTGGCCCGAGCCGCGCCCGCTGTACCTGACCGCGCCGCTGAGCGACGACAAGGTCGTGCTGATCGTCGAGGGCGAGAAGTGCGCCGACGCGGCGTTCGGCGTCGAGCTTCTCCGCGAGCGCCTGGACATCGTCAGCTGGCCCGGTGGCGGCAAAGCCACCAGCAAGGTGGACTGGTCGGCGCTCGCGGGCCGCAAGGTCATCCTGTGGCCCGACTGCGACGCGAAGCGCGTCAAGCTGACGGCCGAGCAGCGCAAGGCCGGCGTCGACCCCGAAAGCCAGCCGATCGCGCCGGAGGCCGAGCAGCCGGGCACGGTGGCGGTCGAGCAGATCGCGAAGCACCTGGTCAAGCACCAGGCGCGCGCGGTGCGCATCGTCCAGATCCCGGCGCCCGGCGAGAAGCCGGACGGCTGGGACATCGCCGACGAGATCCAGCAGGGCACGACGGCCGAGGCGCTGTGGGCGATGCTCGGCCAGCGCCGCGTGCCGGCCTGCCTGCAGCCCGCGGCGGCGCCCGAGGGCACCGATACCCCACCGACGGCTCGCGCAAGCGAAGGCTCGTCGCGTGCCGCCACGAAGCCCAGCTCGGCACGCACCTCGCGCCAAGCTCATGGCCTCGCCAACTGGCGCGCCGAGCTGATCCAGAAGCCCCGGGGCGGCCTGGACGACTGCCGCGAGAACGTCTACCTGATCCTGAAGCACCACCCCGACTGGTGCGGCATCGTCGCCTACGACGAGTTCGCCAACCGCGTGGTGAAGCAACGCGAGACGCCGACCGGCCTACCTACGGGCCCCTGGGAGATCCGCGACGACCATCGCCTCGGCCTCTGGCTCGCCCAGCACCTCGGCCTCGTCATCAAGGGCGACGGCGCCATCACCGGTGGCGTCGGCATGACGGGCGACGACAACCGCATCGACCCGGTGAAGGACTACCTTACCGGCCTGCGCTGGGACGGCACGTCGCGCCTGGACACGTGGCTGGAACAGATCATGAAGGCTGCCAAGCTGAACCCGCGCAGCGGCGAGTACCTCGCCGCCGTCGGCCGCAAGTTCATGATCGGTGCCGTCGCCCGCGTGTTCAAGCCCGGCGTCAAGATGGACAACATGCTCGTCTTCGAAGGCGGGCAAGGGCGCGGCAAATCGACCGCGGTGAGCATCCTGGGAGGCGCCTGGTACTCCGACACCCCGCTCGACCTGGACAGCAAGGACGCCTTCATGGCGCTGTCGGGCTGCTGGTGGCTCGAATGGGGCGAGATGGACGCACTGAGCCGCGCCGAGGTCACGCGCGTGAAGGGCTTCATCACGTCGAGCAAGGACCGCTACCGGCCGCCCTACGAACGCCGCGAGGTCGACGTGTACCGTCGCTGCATCTTCGTCGGCACGACGAACCAGTACGAGTACCTGAAGGACTCCACGGGCGGCCGGCGCTTCTGGTGCGTGCGCATCGACGGCGAGGTCGACCTCGACCGCCTGCGCCGCGAGCGCGACCAGCTCTTTGCGGAGGCCGTGCACCGCTTCAACGCGGGCGAGGTCTGGCACCTCACGTCGCAGGAGCAGCGTGACCTGGCCTCGCCCGAGCAGGAACACCGCGAGATCGCCGACCCGTGGCAGGCCGTCATTCAGCGCTGGCTGAGCGAGCCCGAGGTGTCGCTGCTCGGCCGCTGGTACGCGCACAGCATCCTGATCGAGGGCGTGAAGGTGCCGGTCGACAAGATCGACTCGGCGCGCAACATGAGCATGCGCATCGCCGGGATCATGACGCGGCTGGGCTACGTGAAGCGCCGCGACACCGGCGGCGAGCGGGCCTACTACTACGAGCGTGCGGACGCCACGCGGGCCGGCGCCATGGCGCACGCAGGCGATGCAGACGGCGAGGGCGACGACTCGCCGCTCTGACCCGATGCGCGCCTTCCACATCCCCCAGGACCAGCCGAGCGGCCAGCTCGGCCGCACCCCCTGGCGGTCACAACCCGAGATGGGCGGTCGGTCGACTGGACGGTGGGGAGCCGTCCAACCTCGACCAACCTCACCCGACAAGGTTGGACGGCCAGGTTGGACGGCCGCAAACCCGCGCCGGCATTGGGTTTTCGGGGAATCCGTCCAACCTCCCAACCTTCCTCGCGAATTCGCCCCCGTGTGTGGGTGCGCGGGCGCAGGTGTGCGCTCCCGCCCGGGCATGCCCCTGTGCGCGAGCTTTCCCTTCCTGAAGGTTGGGAGGTTGGACGAAGTCAACAACCGCGGGGCTTGCAGCCCGTCCAACCTCCACGACCAAGCTTTCGACCGGCCTGAGGTTGGTCGGATCGGCAGGGTCTTCAGCTTCCACGGAATCCACAGCACCACCGGCATGACCACCACCATCGACGACACCCTCTTCGACAAGAACAGCGAGGCATGGCGCCGGGTTTGCGAAGCGCGCTCCATCGCCCGCAAGCCCGACCTGACGCAGCGCATCGACTGGCTCGACGACATCGAGCGGCGCCGCGGGCGCGATGCGCGCGCCGACCTGGAGGTCGAGATCGTCCTCGCGCTGCCGGACAAGCCGAGCCGGCACCAGCATCTGGCCGGTGTTGCGCTGCGCCTGGGCGATGCGTACCGCCTGCAGGTCGAGGCCGGGGTCCACGCTACGTGGCGCGCGCGCAAGGCCGTAGCCGCGGGCTCGGCAGGGAAGGCCGCCGCATGCTGACGATGAACATCCGCTTCGATGCGAGCCAGATCGCGAAGGCGTTCGGCGAGCTGCAGCAGGAGCACCCGAACGTGATGGCGCAGGCCATCAACGACACTACGCGCGAGGTGCGCGAGGCGCAGGTGGCCGCGATGCGGTCGAGCTTCGACAACCCGACGGCCTTCACGCTGCGGGCGCTGAACACCCGCTTCGCCAACCGCAACACCCTGCAGGCAACCGTCTGGCTGAAGGACGGCGCGACGCGGGCGCACTACCTGCTGCCGCAGATCGAAGGCGGCAACCGGCCGCTCAAGCGCTTCGAGGAGATCCTCGTGCGCGCCGGCCTAATGCGCAGCAACGAGCGCGCGGTGCCTGGGCCGGGCGCCAAGCTCGATGCCTACGGCAACATGGGGCGCGGCCAGATCGTGCAGATCCTGAGCCAGCTGCAGGCCTTCAGCCTCGCGGGCTTCGATGCCAACGCGACGAACAGCAAGCGCTCGAAGGCGAAGCGCAACAAGGTGGAGTACTTCGTTGCGCACGGCGGCGAGTCGCGGCAGGGGCGCGGATCGTGGAAGCACGGCGACAAGGTGCAGCACCTGCCGCGCGGCGTGTGGGCACGGCACCGGTTCAGCTCGGGCAGCGCGATCAAGCCGGTGCTCCTGTTCGTTAACGGCACGCGGTACGGCAAGCGCTTCGACTTCGTGGGCACGGCGCAGCGCGTGATCGACACCCGCTTCAAGCCGCTGTACGAGCAGCGCATGGAGAAGCAGCTCGCGAAGCTCGGGCTCGCGGGAGGGCAGGGCGCATGACGTTCGAGCTGCACGCGGTCGGGGCCGCGACCCCACCCCCGACCCCCCTAGTCGGGTCCTCCCTGGAGGCCTCGGTCAAGGGTAATTCGAACCCCGTTCGCACCGCAGTTGCGGGGCGTGCTTAAGGGGGTTGTACCCATGGAAGCACTCCAACAACCGATGACGCAGGAGCAGTTCGGCGACCTGGTCGGCATCAGCCAGCAGGCGGTGAGCGAGCTGATAGGCCGCGCGATCCTGCAGGCTGGGCAGCCGGCGGCGACCTGGCTGCGCGCGTACACGAAGCACCTGCGCGAGCAGGCGGCCGGACGCGGCGCTGACGGCGAGCTGGCGCGCGAGCGCGCACGCCTCGCCCGCGAGCAGGCCGACCGCGTCGCGATGGACAACGCAGTGAGCCGCCGCGAGCTGGCGCCGGTCACGGTGCTGGAGCTGGTGCTCGCGAAGATGGCTGGCGAGGTGGGCAGCTTGCTGCAGGGCCTGGTGCCGCGTGTGCGCCGCCGCGTCGAGCTGCCCTGCGAGGCGCTGCGCATCCTAGATGAGGAGGTCACGAAGGCGCGCAATCGCGCGGCGGCCATGACGCTGGCGGACGCTGATGAAGAACCCGACGAAGAGGAGGATGGCAATTGACGCACGCGACGCCTATGCTCGACGCAGTCGAGCTGTCGACACCCATCACGCTGGCCGACCTCGGCACCGAGCAGCGCGACGAGATCAACGCGGCGCTGCGACGTGGTCTGCGCCCGCTCGAAGCCCCGACACCGATGCGGCTTTCCGCCTGGATGGCGGAGCACTTCTACCTCTCGGAGGAGAGCAGCTACGAGCAGGGCCGCTGGGAGGCCTACCCGTACCAGGTCGCCATTGCTGACTGCATCGGCCACGACGAGATCACGCACGTGACCTGGCGGAAGTCGGCGCGCACTGGGTACACGAAGATATTCCTCGCGGCCATCGGCTACTTCGCCGAGCACAAGCGGCGCAACCAGGCGGTGTACCAGCCGACCGACGAGGACCGCGACGACTTCGTTACCACCGAGCTGGAGCCGATGCTGCGGGACGTTCGCGTGATGCGCCGCGTGTTCCCGAAGTTCAACCGCAAGTCCAAGGACAACACGATCAAGAAGAAGCGGTTCCTCGGCTGCCAGCTCCACCTGCGCGGCGGCAAGGCCGCGAAGAACTATCGCCGCATCACCGTGGACTGCGTCTACTACGACGAGACCGACGGCTTCGACCGCGACATCGAGAAGGAGGGCAGCGCCTTCCGGCTCGGCGACAAGCGCATCGAGGGCGCCACCTTCCCGAAGTCGGTGGCGGGCAGCACGCCGAAGCTGAAGGGCTTCAGCCTGATCGAAGACCGCGAGCAGCAGGCCGACGTACGCTTCCAGTACTTCATTCGCTGCCCGCACTGCGACGACGAGCACACGCTCGACTGGGGCGGCAAGGAAGCCCGGCACGGCTTCAAGTGGACGAACGGCGACCCTGAGACCGTGCGCCACGTCTGCCCGCACTGCAGCGCGTGCATCACCCAGGCCGAGTACCTCGCCGCCTGGAAGGGACGCTGGAAAGCTCAGGACGGCACCTGGATCGACGAGCGCGACTCGATCCAGCTCCGATTCAGGAACGCGGCCGACGAGGAGATTGTGCCCCCGAAGCACGTGGCGTTCTTCTGCTGGACCGCGTACAGCCCGCAGGCGACCTGGGCCAGCATCGTGCGCGACTGGCTGTCCGCGGCGAAGAAGGCGCAGGCTGGCGACGACAGCGACCTCAAGACCTTCATCAACACCACGCGCGGCGAGACCTACGCGGAGGAGGTCGAGAAGAGCGACGCCAGCCAGCTCGCGCTGCGCGGCAAGCACGGCCACCCCATCCGCACGGTGCCGCGTGGCGCGGTGAAGCTCGCGATCGGCGTGGATGTGCAGGGGGACCGCTGGGAGTTGGTGGTGTGGGGCTTCGGGCGCGGCGAGGAGATGTGGGTGGTGGATGACCTGGTCATCTACGGCAACCCGGCCGACCAGCGCGAATGGGATCTGAAGCTGGATCCGGCGATCAAGGCGACCTACCGGCACGTGTGCGGCGTCGAGATGTCGGCCGACGCGGTCGCGATCGACACCGGCGGCCACTTCACGCACCAGTGCTACGTGTTTGTCCGCAACCGGCCGAACCAGAACCTGTACGCGGTGAAGGGCGAGACGCGGCTCGGGCGGCCGATCAAGAGCGCGAGCGTCCTGGTCGACGTGAACGAGCGCGGCAAGACGATCCGCAAGGGCGTGCGGCTGTGGCACGTCGGTACCGACACCGCGAAGGATTTGCTGTACGGCCGCCTGCAGGTGAGCCAGCCCGGGCCGGGCTACGTGCACTTCGCGAGGGAACTCACCAGCGAGTTCTACGAGCAGCTCACCGCCGAGAGCCGGATGCTGGTGAAGACCGGCCGCGGCGAGGAACACCGCTGGCTGAAGCCGGCCGGCAAGCGCAACGAGAAGCTGGACTGCACGGTGTACGCGCTGTTCTGCGCGCAGATGCTCGGGCTTCATGCGCTTAGCGACAAGCTGTGGGCGCGGCTCGAAACAGGCCTCGAACCTGACTTGTTCGCAGCGCCCTTGGCCGCCGATTCCATGTCTGTGCAGATGCCTGCTCCGGTGGCAGTAGCCCCGACGCTGAACGCCGCTCCGCCCTTTCGCACTCAACCCATCCTGTCACCCTTCGCGAGCGACGCATGGACCAACCGCCTGTGAATCTCTGTCTATTCGAGGACATCGTGCCGGAGCGTGCACCGCAGCCCGAGCGCATTCGGATTGATCATGCCGCGCTCTGGCTGCAGGAGATGACCGAGATCGTGCGAGAGCGTCTTTCGGTCGGTGATCCCTGGGCAGGAGCGATGGCGCGCGAGATCGTCGAAGGTCTGCGTGCGCGCCTGGGTGGCGACGACATCTATGTGCCCGCACCAGACCGGCGAGCGCGCAACGCACGGATTCGGGCGCTCTTCAACGGGCGCAACATCGACGAGCTCTGCGGCCTGTTCGAGCTTTCGCGCTCGACGGTATATCTCATCTGCCAGCGTGGATCGGCGTCGTAGTTCAATCATTCAAGTTGGCCGGTGATCCAGCGACTGCCACCTTGCCGGATTCAGCGTGGACGCGGAAACCTCCGCCACGTCCCAGGCAATAGCCTGGAAGTCGACAGTTCCATTCTCAGTCTGGCGCGGATGCAGTCCGTGTGCCTTGCTCATGAAGGACTCTGGCACGCTGAAACCATCCCTTGTGAACTCAAGAATTGCTGCGCCGAAGCACGCTCTGTGGTCGGGATCCGCCGAATCGAGAGTGAGCCTTCTTTGATTTCCCGACGATGAAATCCCTGTGTTCCTCTTGCCTGTACTAATGAAGGGCATAGCTCTCAGGCATCTTTCAACCTGAGCATGCTTTCCCGCAAGGACGAATATGCAAGTTGCTGCAGGGTCAGCGCGCTTGATTGCCGAAAGTCGAACAAAGTCCCGGAAGATGTTGTCGGAAGAGCAATGACTTGAACCTGCCCACTTCACTTCTACGACAACCTGCGCTCCGTTCTTTGGGAGCCCTTGGCCGGCAAGCGTTAGGGCAAAGTCCACTGAGCGCTTACGACCTTTGTGACGCGGGGGGTTCAAGGCCTCGTGCGCGAAGTCAGCATAGACGCGCACTCCCTTTGCCTCGATTGGAAAGGAACTCAGGACACTTCCGACTGCGGCCTTGAGTGAACTCTCCGAAAACAGGCCAGCCCGATAGCAACAAAATTCGAGATGTAGCCAGCTTCCGATTGCTTCAGAGAGTCGCCTGGCAATGTGCATCTGCATGGTCGACCTGCATGTCTCGTGAATAGATGATGCAGATTGCCATAGATGTTGCTTCGGTAGGTGGCATATCGCGTCTGTGAGTCCTAATGCGCGAACCACACGCGCGACATTCTGTCCGATCCCTCACCTGCACTTCGGACGAGCAATTCGCGACGATGACGGCATGCACAACGCACCCGTCATCGAATGAGCGCCATGCCCTGGTACAGCATTCACCGCCGGCCGCTCTCCTCGGCTCAGTCCACCACCCCTGTTCCTCACGCCGAGATCTGGATCTACGGCGACATCGGTGAATCCTGGTACGGCGATAGCATCGCCGCGAAAGACTTTGTCCAGACCGTTGGCGCGCTCGACGCTGAGACGATCACCGTCCGGCTCAACAGCTACGGTGGCTCCGTCAGCGACGGCATCGCGATCTACAACGCACTGAAGCGCCACCCGGCCGCGGTCACCGTGTCGGTCGATGGCATCGCCGCGTCGATCGCCAGCCTGATCGCAATGGCCGGCGACCGCATCGAGATCGCCGAGAACGCGATGCTGATGATCCACGCGCCGTGGGGCAGCATGGCCGGCAACGCAGTCGAGCTGCGCGAGTACGCCGACATGCTCGACAAGTGGTCGCATGCGATGGCGGCGAGCTATGCGAGCAAGACCGGCCGCAGCCTCGACGAGGTGATGGCCTGGCTGACCGACGGCAAGGATCACTGGTTCACCGCCGGCCAGGCCGTCGACGAGAAGCTCGCCGACGCCACCACGGCCGCGCTGCCCATCAGCGCGAGCGCCAGCCGCTTCACGTGGGCCGCCGCCCGTGGCGCCTCTGCGCTTGCTGCATCCGCCGCTCGCCGTACCTCCGCTCATACCCCTTCGATTCCTTCGTCTCAGGAGACCGCCTTGCCGACCTCGACCGTTCCGAACCAATCCTCCACCCCGACGCCGGCCGACGCAGCGGCCCAGCAGGAAGCCGTGCAGGCTGCAGTGCGCGCCGAGAACCAGCGCCAGTCGTCGATCCGCGCGGCTTTTCAGCCGTACATGAACGACACCGACGCACCGACCGTGCTCAATGCCGCGCTGGCTGACCGACAACCTGACGATGACGGCGGCCGATCAGGTCGCGATCCAGCGCAAGACCGCGCAGCTGGAGGTGAGCATTGCCCGCGAGAAGCGGCAGCAGATGGATGCCATCGAGCAGGACGCGATGCGCACGGTCGAGCAGCTCGCGCTCGGCAAGATCGAACTGGAGCGCACTGCGGCGAAGGCCGCGCTCGACGCCGAGGAGATCACGAAGGCGCAGCTCGCCCAGCTGGAGGTCGAGTTCGAGGACCGGCGCTACGTCGTGCAGGCGTCTGCACTGCAGCAGCGGCTCGACCTGCTGGCCGCCGATCCGGACCGCAACCCGGTCGAGCTGGCGCGCCTGAAGAACGAACTGCTGCTGATCGAGCAGCAGCACGAACAGCAGCGCCTGCAGCTGCTGTCGGCGTCGAACACGGCGCTGCGGGAGCAGAGCACCAGCATGTTCGGTGGCAGCGGGCTCTTCAGCGGCATCGGCGACAGCTTCGGCACGGCGCTGGACGGGCTGCTGCAGAAGACCAGCACCTGGGGCCAGGCGCTGGGCACGATCTTCGGCGGCGTGCGGGAGGCCTTCATGCGCAACGTCGTGACCGAGCCGGCGTCGCAGTGGGTCGCCAGCCAGGCGCGGATGCTCGCGATGAAGCTCGGCTTCCTGACGCAGGAAAAGGGCATGCAGGCGGCGGCATCGGCGACGAACGTCGCAGTGAAGTCGGCCGAGGCGACGGCGGTGGTCGGTGCGAACGCGGCCGAGGCGGGGTCGGGCGCGGCGGCGTCGCAGGCCGCGATCCCCGTGGTCGGTCCGATGCTGGCGATTGCCGCGATGGCGGCCATCTTCGCGGCGGTGTCCGGCATGGGCAAGGGCATCAAGAGCGCCTCGGGCGGATACGACATTCCCTCGGGCCTGAACCCGATCACGCAGTTGCACGAGGAAGAGATGGTGCTGCCGAAGCAGCACGCGAACGTCATCCGCCAGCTCGCGGGGCAAGGTGAGGGCAGCGGCGGCGGCGAGGCCGGGCCGACCTTCGAACTGCGCGGCGTGACGGCTGGCGAGTTCTTCATGGCCTCGAAGCGCGACCTGGTCGCCGTGATGAAGGCGCTGAAGCGCGACTTCTCTTTCAACTGAACCGAAGAGTCCTGACGGATGAGCCTCGACATCTTCCCGACGCTGCCCGGCATCAAATGGGGCAGCACCCGCGTGCCGATGCACCGCACGAGCATCCGCGAGACGCCGAGCGGTCGCGAGTTCCGCACCCGCTACTTCAGCTTCCCGCGCTGGCGCTACAAGCTCGCCTACGAGGTGCTGCGCGAGACGGAGGGTCTCGCCGAGCTGCAGACGCTGGTGGGCTTCTTCAACGCCCGCGGCGGCGCGGCGCAGCGCTTCCTGTACCTCGACCCGGACGACTGCACGGTCGTCGACCAGCGCCTGGGCACCGGCGACGGCGCGATCCGCAAGTTCCAGCTGGTGCGCACCTGGGGTGGCGTGGTCGAGCCGGTGTATGCCGCCGCCGATGACGCGCGGGTCTTCCTCGGCGGCGCGCTGGCCGACCCGAGCACCTACGAGATCGGCCCGAGCGGCGTGCTGGAGTTCCACGTCCCAGTGGCCATGGGCCTGCCTGTGACCTGGAGCGGGCACTTCTACTGGCGCGTGCGCTTCAAGCAGGACGAGACCGAGGTGTCGCAGTTCTTGCAGCAGCTGTGGGAAGCGCGCAGCGTCGAGCTGATCACCGTGAAGCCGTAGCCACCATGCGCGCCACCTCCTGGGAGAACGCACCTGGTGCGCTGCCGAACCTGATGAACACCGCGCTCGAACTCGGCTGCGTCGACCTCTACACCTTCACGCTGCCCGGCGGGATCGTGCTGCGCTGGACGGGCGGCGACCAGCCGGTCACGATCAACGGCACGACCTGGTCGCTCGGGCCCGGGCTGCGCCGCACGCGCACGCGGCAGTCCGTCGGGATCGAGGTCGACAGCCTGGAGGTCACGGTGTATGAGCTTCCGGCGGACCTCGACAGCGAGGAGGGCACGATGCAGCTCAGCGGCACGCCGCTGCTCGCCTACATCGCACGCGGCGGCTTCGAGCACGCGCGGCTCGAGCTGCAGCGCGCGTTCCTCCCCGCGGCGGACATGGCGAGCCTGAACCCACCGATCATCGGCACGCTGCTGTGGTTCACCGGCCGGGTGGCGACGACGAAGGGCGACCGAACGCAGCAGCTGCTGACCGTCAAGAGCGACACCGAGCAGCTCGACGTGATGGTGCCGGCCGAGGTCTACCAGCCAGGCTGCTCGAACACCCTCTACGACGCGGCCTGCGGCGTCAACCGCGACGCGAAGTCCGTGAACGGCATCGCCAACACAGCGAGCGATCCGACCCGCACGCGCTTCGGTCACGGGCTCGACCAGGCTGCAGGGTACTTCGACCTCGGCGTCGTGCGCTTCGTGACTGGCCTGAACGAGGGCCAGGCGCGCACCGTCAAGCGCCACACGGCCAGTGCCGCGGGCAACGAGATAGCGGTGCTCCAGCCGTTCCCGTTCCCGATCGCGCCAGGCGACCGCTTCGTGATCTATCCCGGCTGCGACAAGACGCAGTCAACCTGCAAGAACAAGTTCAACAACGTGATTCGTTTCCGCGGCAAGCCCTACGTGCCGGCCGCTGAAACCGTGATGTGAGCCCATGAATCTGAACGAACCCATCGAAGCTCAGCAGCGTGAAGCGGCCGGGCGTGTGGAAGAACAACGGCAAGCCGTTGTGGCCGAAGCCCGAGCCTGGCTCGGTACGCCGTACCACCACCACGGCCGCCTGAAGGGCGTCGGCGTCGACTGCGGGCAGAGCCTGTGCGCGATCTACGAGGCCGCCGGCGTGACGGCGTCGATCGACCCGGGCACGTACAGCACCGCGTGGCACCTGCACCGCAGCGAGGAGCTGTACGTGCAGTGGCTCGAGCGCGTCGGCGCCGTGCGCACCGAGCAGCCGCGGGCAGGCGATGTCGCGCTGTTCCGCTTCGGTCGCACCTTCAGCCACGGCGGTGTGCTGGTGGACCGGCACACAGTGCTGCACGCCTACGTGAACCAGGCGGTGATCCTGACGCGCTTGGACGAGGCACCGCTCGCCGGCCGGCCGGTGCAGTTCTGGACGTTGTGGCCCTCGAGCCAGGCCAGCATGCAGGCGTCTGCACACCTCACCGTGGAGGCCTGACATGGGCGGCCGCACCACGATCTCCAGCAGCGAAACCCGCATCGAGGCGCTGAAGCTGCAGAGCAGCGCCCAGGGCGTGACGATCCCCGTCGTCTACGGCGTGAACCAAATCAGCGGCAACCTGATCTGGTACGGCGATTTCAAAGCAATTCCGCACACGACCAGCCAGTCGGCCGGCAAAGGAGGCGGCGGGGTGACCTCCGAGAGCACCACCTACACCTACAGCGCCTCGGTGATGATGGGCCTGTGCCACGGCCAGGTGAACGGCGTGCCGCGCATCTGGCGCGGCAAGAAGCTCTACAACGGCGGGATCCGCGGCGACCAGTTCGCGTCCGCGCGCAAAGTCTATGACGTGCCCGCCGCCGGGCCGATGTCGACGACGCTCGATCCCGCGTTCGCGTCCATCCAGGCCGTGTACGTGAAGATCTTCCTGCTGAAGTCGCAGCTTGCGAACGGCGTGGACTACTCCGTCGACACGGACGGCGAGCTGGCCACCGTCAAGATCCTGAATGACAAGTACCGCGGCCTCGCCGTCACGATCGACTACTTGGTCGTCACCAGCGGCACGAAGCAGAGCGCGCTCGAGGAACTGGGCCTGAGTTTCAAGACGGGCGCAATCGGCCAGGCGCCGTGGTCGTACCTGCAGGGTGCGAACCAACCGCAGTCGCTCGGCTACAGCGGCTTGGCCTATGTCTGCGCGAAGGACTACGACCTCGGCGGCTCGGCGCAGGTCGAGAACCACACCTTCGAGATCCAGGGCGCACTCGCGTACAGCCTGGGTGCCAGCGTGCCGGACGTCGATCCGAGCCGTGCGCTGCTCGACCTGCTGATGAACGGCCGCTACGGCGCCAACATCGCGAGCGACCGGCTCGATGGCATGCAGGACTGGTCGGACTATTGCGTGGCCGCGGGCCTCGTGATGTCGCCCGCGCTGACCGAGCAGATCTCCGCGGCCGAGCTGGTGCAGCTGCTCGGGCGGCTCACGAACACTGCGCCGGTGTGGAGCGGCGGCAAGCTCAAGATGATCCCCTACGGCGACAGCGCCGAGGCGGGGCTCGGACGCACGTTCATGCCGAACGTGACCCCGGTCTACGACCTGACCGACGACCATTTCATTCCGAGCCCCGGCGAGCCACCGATCAAGCAGGAGCGCAAGAGCCCGGCGGACGCCAAGAACCACGTCCGGGTGCAGTACCGCAACCGGGCTAACAGCTACAACGTCGACGTGGCCGAGGCGAAGGACCAGGCCGACATCGACGCGCACGGCCTGCGCTCCGAGGCGATCGTCAAGGCCGACTGGATCACCGACGGCGCGGTCGCGCGCCTGGTCGCGCAGCTGATGCTGCAGCGCTCGCTGTACGTGCGGGCCACCTACACGTTCAAGCTTCCGGTGAACTTCAGCCTGCTGGAGCCGATGGACATCGTGACTCTGACCGACGAGGGGCTCGGGCTGGACCGGCACCCGGTGCGGATCACCGCCACCGACGAAGAGAACGACGACGGCGACCTGACCATCACCGCCGAGGACTTCCCCGCCGGCGTCGCGAGCGCGGCGATGTACCCGAGCGAGGTCAACGCGGGCTACCTGCACGACTACAACGCGGCGCCGGGGAACGTGGATGCTCCGGTGCTGTTCGAGGCGCCGGTCGGGCTGACGCAGACTGGGCTCGAGGTCTACGCGGCCGTGAAGGGATCCAGCCCGAGCTGGGGCGGCTGCAGCGTGTGGGTCAGCGTCGACGGGCTGAACTACCAGAAGGCGAGCACGCAGCACGGTCCGGCGCGGTACGGGCGCCTGGCCAGCCCGATCGCGGGCGACAGCGTGACCGTCACTACAAGCGGCCAGCTGATCAGCACCAGCGCGGCCGACGCCGCGGCGCTCGGCACGCTCTGCTATGTCGGCGGCGTGGCACCCGAGTACATCGCGTTCCAGGCGGCGGCGCTGCAGGCGCCTGGCAGCTACGCGCTGTCCGGCCTGGTCAGAGGGGCGCATGGCACGTTGACGACTGCCCACCAGGCGGGCGACCCGTTCGTGCGCGTGGACAGCGCGATCGGCAAGAGCGGGCCGCTGGAGCTGAGCTTCATCGGCAAGACGATCCACTTCAAGTTCACGAGCTTCAACATCTTCGGCGCGGCCGAGCAGAGCCTGGCCGAGGTGCAGGCCTACGACTACCGGGTGACCGGCGTGATGGCCGCGCTGCCGCCGTCGGCGCCGACGGATGTCTCTGCCTCCTTCGAGCCGTTCGGCGTGCGCCTGAAGTGCGCCAAGAACCCCGAGCCGGATGTCGTCGGCTACGAATGGCGCATCGGCAGCGATTGGATGAACGCCCAGGTGCTCGAGCAGCAGGGTGGAACCTCGTACCTGTGGGCGGTGCAACTGGCCGGTTCCTTCACGGCCTGGGTCGCGGCGGTCGACGCCTTCGGCAACCGCAGCACGCCGACCAGCGTCGCCGGCAGCGTCGCGGCGCCGTCGATCTCCGCGCTGAGCGCCACCATCGTCGGCACCGACTTGCAGCTTGACTACGCCGGCGTGCCCGGCGCCTTCGCGATCGGCGGATACGAGCTGCGCTTCGGCGACAGCTTCGCGAGCGCGACGGTGGTGGGTGTCTTCCAGATCACCCGGCACCTGCAGCGCATCAACTGGGGCGGTGCGCGGCGCTGGTGGGTGGCGGCTGTCGACGTGAAGGGCAACCGCGGCAATCCGTCCTCGGTGGACACGGTCGTTACCGTGCCGGGCGCGATCGTCGGCTCGCGCGCCGAGGTGGTCGACAACAACGCACTGCTGTACTGGAGCGCCCCGACCAGCGGCAGCCTGCCGATCGATCGCTACGAGGTGCGCAAGGGCGCGAACTGGGCGACAGGTGCCATCGTCGGCTCCAACGGCAACAGCACCTTCACGGCGATCTTCGAGCAGCAGGCGGGCGTCTTCACGTACTGGGTGGCCGCCTTCGACAGCGCCGGCAACACCGGTACGCCGGTCGGGATCGCGGCCACCATCAACCAGCCGCCCGACTACGTGCTGCGCACGCAGATCCGCTCGACCTTCAGCGGCACCGCGACGAACCTGTTCCTCGAGGACGGTGCTCTGCTCGGGCCGGTGGCGCCGGAGAGCTGGGCGCAGCACTTCGAGTCCCGCGGCTGGACGACGCCGCAGCAGCAGGTCGACGCGGGCTTCCCGCTGTACGCGCAGCCCAGCACGACGACGGCGAGCTACGACGAGACCTTCGACTACGGCACCGCGCTGCCGCCGACGATCGTCACGGTGACGCTGGGCGCATCCGTGATCGCCGGCCAGGTCACGTCCAGCTGCCAGATCTACACGAAGCTCGCCAGTGCAGACGCCTGGACGCCTGCGGCGGCGGGCGCGACCAGCGCGCTGGCGGCGAGCTTCCGGTACGTGCGGGTGGTGTGGACCTTCAGCTGCAGCGCGGGCGCGAACCTGATCCGCATCACGAGCCTGGACGTGAAGCTGTCCAACAAGCTCAAGACGGACTCGGGGCGCTTCGTGATCACCAACGCGGCGACGGGTGTGACCGTGCCGTTCGCAGTCCAGTTCATCGACGCCGACACGCCGCTGTGCCAGGCCAACGGGACCACCGCGCTGCTGCCCATCGTCGACTTCCTCGACGTGCCGAACCCGACCGGCTTCACCGTCTACCTGCTGAACCCGCAGACCGGTCAGAAGGTCACCGGCTCGGGCAGCTGGACCGCGCGCGGGTACTGATCACTCTCACATTCAAACGACAACACAACACAGAGAACCACGATGCCGATCGACTTCACCAAGCCCGTCACCACCGACCGCTACGACACCGGCGTGCTGCCGCAGATCAAGGCCTCCTTCAGCGCGCTGTCGCAGTGGCTGGACCCGGCCTACGCCGGCGCCGTCACCAGCCCGCCGGCGGGCGCGAAGCGATTCAGCGGCGGCGCGATCCAGGAGTTCAACGGCAGCAGCTGGGTGGAGAAGGCCACCAGCTACCTGAAGAATGTGCCCCCGCAGAGCTATGGGTCGTTGTCGATCTCCGGCTCGGCCAACGGCTGGGCAGGGCTGCAGTTCAGCGACACGTCGAAGCTGTACACGCTGATGGTCAACGCCAACGATGGCACGTCGGGGATGTATGCCGTCTCCGATTCGCAGTGGCGGTGGTTCTTCGATAACACTGGCCAGCTCGCGGCGGGCTCGGTTCCGTGGGGGCGCGTCACCGGCGCACCTGCTGTGACGGCATACACGCCCGACTCGAATGCCGGTGGCAACACCGTGGCGGTGCGCAACAGCGCAGGCCACCTCTTCGCAACGTACTACTACCAGGCCTCGGGCAATGACGAAAACCCAGGCATCAGCCAGGTCATGGTCACGAATGGCGACGGCTACATGCGCAAGGCGGGGATCGGGCACCTGGGCAATAGCATCGCCGTTCCGTGGGGGAACATCTCGGGTCGGCCCGGCGCGCTCTCGCAGTTTGCGAACGACCCCGGGTTCGTGTCGTGGAACAGCGCGCCGACCTTCGCTGGCCTGGTCTACGGCCGCGGCGGTGGGGAAGGGCTCGGGCGCATCACGATGACGAACGTAGCCGGGCAGCCCTCGGGCGGTGCGCCGGGCGACATCGTGTTCGTGTACTGAGGGGAGGCACCGGCATGGCAGAGCTGTGGAGGTACGACGGCAGCGGTGTCCCGCGCAAGGTTCGGGAGGTGTGGCGGTACGACGCGGGAGGGGTGGCGCGCAAGGCGCGCGAGATCTGGCGGTACGGTGTCGACGGCATTGCGCGGAAGGTCTTCAGTGGGTCGTTCACGTTGACCGCGTCGGTGGCCGGCGTCTTCGGGTCGGGCTTCACGTCTACACGCGGGGCGACAGTGCCGGTGACGACCAGTCCCGTCACCGTGACCGTACAGAACGGCAGCGGGGTCTACACCGTCGCTTGGTCGACGCTGTCGGGGTCGTCGGCGACCGCGCTGTCGCCGAACTTGGCGACAACCCAGTTCCGCCGTAACGCTGCAGCGCCGACTACTGTGGGCAAGGCCAACACACTCAGCGGCGTGCAGCGGTGCACGGTGACGGAAGTGAACACCGGCGAGGTGAAGACCATCGATGTGACGGTCGTGACGGAGCACTGGTACGATTTCTAAGACCTGGTGCAGTGGACTGTGACGAATATCGTTCACCGGCATTCTGGCAATTTGTGATGCGCCTCTGTGGCCGACCAGGCCATTCGTCGGGAAAGCTAGCGTCAATTAATCTAAAACTCAACGGTATAGTGCCAAAGACGCTTTAAGCCTTCGCTGGTTTCACGCGAGTAGGTGACGCACTCAGGCAACAGTAGCGTGACGCCGCCACGGACTCTGCCTTCTAACTGCCAATATAAAGCCATTCCCAGCGCCTGGACCTTAGTAGACAGCGGAGCTAAGTAGATATTCGCTGAAGGGTTCGCCCGATCGATAGACAAAATGATCTCGCTTACGACTTCTGCTGTCGAAAAGGGGTCATTCGCCGGTGCAAAGCGCCGATTGGTGATCCATTCATTGCGTTTGGCCACAGCGCCGCTCTCCGCAGCCTTTACGGCGCTTTGCTGGTACATATCAGCACTGAGCGACGGGAATGCGAACAAGGGATGCACATCCGCATCATCTTTATAGCTAGCGACCTCTGAGATAAGCTTGAAGTCGTATCCAACCGCGATAACGAGCTGGTCCTTACTGTTCGTCTGATTGCTTGCGCTCATGCCGCGGACAGGCCTGACAACTCCCGAAGTGGTAGTGCTGAACGAAGTATCTTCTCTTCTTTTGTAAATAACAGGCTCTGAGTATAATGCCGAAAATTCGGTCACGCCGCGATAAGCGAGTTTTGGCACGAGATGGACAAGGGTGTGCCTCATAAATCCGGTAATGTCGATGCAAATACTTTTTCCGGAAATGTCCCCAAGTGCGTTCAGTAGTGTGTTGGTTTGCGAAATCTCATCCCGAGAGGCAGGTGCGTTATATTCGAAATCAGAAATCTCTTGCCACAACTCATCGGGCGTGTATCCATATTCCGGCTGAACAAACCAAATCTTCCGAGTGGCACGAATTTGTGAAAATACTTTCGATACTCTCTCGCTGGAGTTAAAGGCCGAAATAAATATGTCAACTGGAATGACTTCTTCCGCTATGCGTTGAACATCGATCGTGCGACGATAGTAGATCGAATAATTCATTAGAAGAGCTTCGTTTGATTCGCGTCGTCAGAAGAGGTTGAGAATGGATCATTCCATTTCAAGCTCAGAGCCTTGAGGCATGAATCGAAATCTAGCTTTCGTGAAGGGTCAAAAACCGCGTTAACGAGTTCATCATTTAGGCTTATGTCCCCCCGCCTGCCCGTGGCTAGGCCCCATTTTGGGGAAAGCATCGGATTAAGATGAACTTTTCGCTTAAGCTGGTCGCTATTTCGATCTGCTCGCCCCTCCAGAACTTCAAAGATCAAAGAATAGTTCAACGCAAATTTAAGAACCTCACTCGCGTGAGGTGTGAGGCTTTCGTTTGAAAAGCTAACCGCGAGTGGCGAAACTTCTGGAATATTCAAGCTATATCTAGCTGTCCTCAGCAGAACCCCAAGACGAGCTACCGCGATCTTTGCTAAATCGGAGTTGCTACCGTAATTCGTGTCCTGATCAAAAATGAATCGAGCCGCCTCTTCTGCCGCGGCAGTTTGCAAATCGACAGGTAGGGGGGTCTCAGGTGCAAATGATAACTCTCGAAAAGCGGCAATTGAATATGCCTCTCCGAGCGCAATAAGCAGATTTCTTGGATTGCCTGATGACATGTCCACAAAAGCCTCCCAGCCCGAATAGGGGACATTGCCGTCCTGCCTAGATTCCCGGCAAATCTGCGCGAATAGATCGCCTTTGTAGTGCCCGTAGGCATTGGCGTACGCACCAGTTTTCTCGCCCTTCAAATAGGCTTTCGCCTCGGACGCGATCTCGGAAGAAAGTTCGAGTGGGTTGGTTCCAGGTCTATATCGCTTCGCAAACAGTAAGACGTTAAGCTTCGCGAGAATAGTAGGTATACCCCTAGTAAGCGTCTTCACGACGGCGTATAGAGGATGTTTCGATGCGCCCCGAGCGGGCAAGCCGATCATTCGGGAAAAATTCCCAATGAACGGAGGTTCCTCGTCCGATATTCCGACTTGACGAAGGGCCGTCTCAAAAAAACCCTCGGAACTAATTTCACAAAATAGACTCCGAACGTTCAACTTTTCCCCAACCTTGGGTCGCAGTCGACTAATGATAAAGTTCCGTGCGAATTCGGGATATTTTTGATGATCCTTCAAAATTGGATCTAAATATGTGACGCCAAATTCAGAGCCGGGCCTATTTTCTTCGCCGCCGCCCATTGTCGCCAGAGTCTTGCGAGCGTAGAGACGTCCAGTAACTCTGAATGTGGCGCGGCCCTCACCGTATCGAATAAGCGAGTTGATTACCTGCTGCTGAAATTCCGAGAGATTTTCGATCTCATCCAGTAGATAGAGAAGTGGTATTTCAGCAAGCTTCGGATGAAGCGAGCCCATGGCATCCTTGATGGGCAAGCAGAGTGCACCAATTGCGAACGGCATACTCAAAGAAAGCTCACCAGAGAAGGCGGCATTGTTGATAGCAGCGTCCAAGTTCTTGCGTTGATCGGTTACCCAAGATCGGAAGTCATGGATGCTTTGACACTCCGACACGGCCGGCGAAGTAAGGCTATGCGCCATTTTTGCTATGAACCCGCGGTCATCGAATGCCTCACCTTCTGAGGTTGATTTGAGATCGCAAAGTGCATCCAGCACGCCCTGAGCCAACCGCAGTTCAAGATATACGCCGAACAACATTTGCCAATTTACGCGCACTCCGTCAATTGCCTCAAATCTTGCGGCATCCAAGGAGGTGGTGCGCAGAAATACTGCGAGGTACCCTAATTTCCGTAGGACTTCTAATCCTGGCTCATCAGAGAGGCGGCGTCTCGCCACCTGATATGAATGGTAGCGGAGTAAATGAGTCTTGCCCGTGCCCTTGCCCCCCAATATGTACTTGGAGTTTGCGGAGGTGGGTTCAATGACTTTCTCAACCAGTTGCGCTCCGAGCTCCACCCAAAGCTCGTTTATTTGATCATCCGTATATTCAGATGCTCTGACAAGTGCAAAAGGGTTTACTTGACCAGGTTGCATAGCGCCTCAATATTTCTTGTCGAATCGGATAAAAATGGGATTCCAGGCAACCTTATTTCCTTCGTCCCAGAAAATTGGCAGTGTATTGTTTGGCGTATTATGTGAAAAGCCAATTAGTAATTGGCCATTCTTGTATCCCAGTGGCGTCGACGGCCGCAGCGCTGCTCCATAGTGTGTCGCAAGCAACTCAAGTTTACTCTTTTCGAATCCTTCTGGCGGGCTGGCCAAGCTCCGCGAATTGACGTCAAAAACCTTATAAGTATCGTCAAGCTCAAAGAGCGTGCTAGCCTTGCCATCAAAAAGGGACGACGAATTCAAGCGAGTGAGCCCTTCAGTTGTGGCAAATAGGCTCATGAAGCGAAGGTCGATTCCTGTGGTGCCGGCTCGTATCTTGGGAAGATGATCACCAAGATACCGAGATACCTGAGTTCCTGAACCAATAAGATCATCGAAAAACACAACTCTCGACACACTGCGATCGCGAGGTAGCAGAGAGACGCTTGTCTTGCCTCGATCTTTTAAAACAGTAGTGGAGAATGCCTCAGCAAAATCACTGAATAGATTCTTCGAGAGATGGTTTACCTGCCTGAAGTAGTATAAAAGGTGAGCGCCACTCTCGGATGGATTGCCAACGCTTATAAAGCGTGTGGCCCTAAGTTCCCTTCTGTATAGCTCTTCGATGCGTTTAATATCCTTTTTCCCACCGAGATTTCGACGAATGCGCTGCATTATCGGTGCCTGGAAATGGTCGCGATATAACGAGCGGAGCATCTCTCGGGTGAGCCGTCTTCCGAAATATGTGAACCTCGTAAGCGCAAAGAGGGCATAAGCTTGCTCCTCAGTGATCGGGTTCGTTTGCCCGGTGAAATTGCTGGCCCACGCTTCGATCTCCGGCCACCGTACCTCGGCTTCCCAAGCTTGTTCCGCGAGTGAATGCAGACGCCGCTCGAATTCTGGCCTGTACATTAAACCTCCTTGCGGAAGACCAATATTGTCTCGTGAGCCATTGCCGGTGTGGCCCCGTTCCTGGTGGTCATCAAGCCCCAAGCACGTATATCGTCACGGAGCGACAGTTCAACTGTCATCCCATGCGATTCGAAGCAATCCCGCAGATATTCATCATTGGAGACGATTTCGCCACAGACCTGATTATTTCCAACGATAATAACGGCCCGACCGTTCGCCGCCGTGACTCTCGACAGCTCCGCAACCACGCCACCCATCTCACGCATATATGTGGCGGTGAGCTTTGCTCGGAGTGGGTTGATACGAGCTATTCTGGTGATTTGCAGGCGATTTCTCTCCGGTATACCTTCCGTATCTAGGTTATCTTTTTCAGATAGATGCTCTCGGCCAATGGAGCGCTGCTCAAGAGCCGCCAGTTCCTCCGGACCCGCTAAGCCGAGCCAATTCAGCGCGAGACTGGATGCTCGTACATATTTTTGTGCGCTTCCATATGGTGGAGACGTAATGATCAAGCCGACCGAGCCATCGGAAAGCGGCGCCTCCAACCTTCGGTTGCCTACTCGAAGGTTCCTCGCATCGTCGCCTGCTTCCTTGACCCTTAGCCGGTCGGGAGCTGCACTATTTGCGACTGCGACCCGTCCAATATTTGCCGCGCAGATGCGCCGAAATTCGTCAAACGCCGAAACACTAGCCAACCATTCGAGACGGTTTTCTACGGCAGCTTTGGTAGCGCCTGAAAAGCTGGGCTTGATCTTCTGTCGCACGGGAACATTCACTCTTGGGTCGGCAAAGCTCAGCTTTCTAGCTACGACCGAAAAACAGATAAGAAAGAATTCGCGAATAGAAATGTCTTTGATCTCGTTTATCGCGCGGAGAATTCGTTCAAGTGAGAATTTATTCCTATCAGAATACCAGAGGGACGAATTTATGATTGCGGCTTCCGGTGCCGATCGGTATTTCGCAGACTGAATTCTCAATTCTTCGAGGCGATTGCTGAGTTCCTGGGTATTGAAGGGCGTTGTCTTGACCCTTGAGAGCATTAGAGCGAATGGATTTGCGTCTGCGACGTATGGCTGAATGCCTGCTACGGAGGCCTCAAGCGCAACAGTGCCCGAGCCGCAGAATGGATCAAGCAGTAGGCCTGGCGTTTCGCGAAGGATTGACGCCCGGCAGAAGAAGTGTGCTATTTGAGGTAGTAGCTTGGCAGGATATGGGTGAATCTGGTGCGTGAGTTGATCTCCGCCTTTGACCCATGACACCACGCGCCGAAAGTCAATTTCAAGAGTCTTGCGGTGTGCAAGATACTCGCGCCTGAGTTCCTCATAGAGAAACGAGGTGTCAAGCGTATCGATCCTCGTTCCGTCGTTGGCAGCGGCCTTCCCACGGGGTGCCTTGAGTTTGAGGTTCATTCGTTGAGCCGAGTGACTTGGCTTTCTCGGCGAGAAAGCCCGTCCAGATTGTAGGGTCGAGGGGCGCGACGTGCGCCCAGAAACTGTCCAAGTTTCTCCCTAGTGATTAGACGAAGTTTCCGAGAGGATGGCCGCAATGATCATCCCTGCCTCCTCCATGCTGGCCGCCTATTTGCAGGCCGAGACCGATGTTCTCCTGGGGAAGGAGGCGCGCGTCGGCGACCGCGTCTTTCGCAGCGAGGACCTGGCCGAGATCCGCGCTGGCCGAACGGAATGGGAACGTCGCGTTGCCGGTGAGCGCGACCGCGCATTCGGTGCGCCAACCCTCGGCGGCCTACGCCTCTCCGTCGCGCGCCTCGACTGATGGCGGCGCACTTGAACCCCGTCGACCGGCTCGTCGCCTGGCTCGACCCGCAGCGCGGCTTGAACCGTCTGCGCAACCGCACACTGCTGGCGCACTACGAGGCCGCGCGCCCGAACCCGCAGCGCAAGTTCCGCAAGGACGGCGGCTCGCCGAATCAGCTGGTGGAGCAGGGCGCGGTGGCGCTGCGCAACCAGATGCGCTACCTCGACCGCAATCACGACCTCGTCGTTGGCTCGCTCGACGTGCTCGTCAACAACACGGTTGGCGCCAACGGCATCGGGGTCGAGTTCCAGCCACGCGCCTTGAGCGGCGAGATCCATGCCGACTATGCCGCTGCCCTGTCGGCCGCGTGGCGCGACTGGCAGCGTCGCCCCGAGGTGCGCTGGCAGCACGGCTACGCGCGTTGCCAGCGTCTGCTCGCACGCACGCTGTACCGTGATGGCGAGTCCTTCGCGCAGCGCCTGCTCGGCAAGGTCCCCGGGCTGGACCACGGCACCGCCGTGCCGTACTCGCTGGAGCTGATCGAGCCCGACTTCGTGCCGCTGGACTACAACGACTCGGCACGCGGCATCCGGCAAGGGATACAGCACAACGCCTGGGTTCGTCCGACCGCGTACTGGATCAGCAAGACGCACCCCGGGGAGACCAGCAGCCTGCGACCAGACCTGAAGGTCGTCCCGGCCGAGCGCATGCTGCACCTGGCGCACTTGAGCCGCATCGGCCAACTGAGAGGCGTGACCCGCTTTGCCAGCGTCATCGGTCGAATCGAGGACATCAAGGACTACGAAGAGTCCGAGCGCATTGCGGCGAAAGTGGCGGCGATGCTTACCGGCTACGTGAAGCGCCAGGCGCCCGACGGCGGCGGCTACGAAGGCCCGCTGAAGGACGACGATGGGAACAACCTGCCGCGCCAAGTGGGGCTGTCGCCCGGCACCATCATCGACACGCTGGCGGTAGGCGAGGAGATCGGCCTCATCGACAGCAAGCGTCCGAACCCGAACCTGATTACGTTCCGCAACGGGCAGCTGCGTGCCTTCGCCGCCGGCATCAGCGCGAGCTACTCCAGTATCAGCCGCAACTACGACGGCACCTACAGCAGTCAGCGGCAGGAGCTGGTCGAGCAGTGGGTGCACTACGCCTGCTTGACCGACGACTTTGTGTCGATGGCCGTGCAGCCGATGGTCGAAGACTTCATCCGCGCCGCAGACCTCTCCAACGTGGTGCCGATGCCGGCGGACCTGAGGCCGGGCACGCATGACGACGTGCTCTACGTCGCGCCGTCGATGCCGTGGATCGACATGGCGAAGGAAGCCACTGCCTGGCTGACGCTGAGCCAGGCTGGCTTCATCAGCGAGGTCGAGGTGATCCGCAAAGCCGGGCGCAACCCCGACACAGTGCTCGAGCAGATTGCGAGCTGGCGCAAGAAGGTCGAGGAGAAGGAGCTGCGGTTCAGCAGCGACGTGCGCCACCAGAACGCGAGCGGCCTGCCCAGCCCGCCGAAGCAGAACGACGACCAGGTCGACAACCAAGAGGAGGGGGCCGATGCCACCGAAGCATGAACCTCGCAACCTGAGCGACGCCGACGCGCAGGCCATCGCCGAACGCCTGTCCGCGCAGCTGATGACCCAGCTCGGCGATGAGCGCACCGCGCAGCGCCTGGTCGGTGTGTGGGGCGGCTACGTCGACCGCCAGCTCGGCCGGGGACTGCGTCGGCTTGCGATGTACGCGGTGATGGCGCTGCTCGGCCTGGGCGCGATCAAGTTCGACTGGTTCAGCCGACTGCTCGGCAAGTGATCGGCCTCTCGCATCCACACCTCACACCATGACAACCACTGCAGCCACAGCAATGAACTTCAATACCGAATTCGACCAGGTGCTATGCAAGGAAGCCGGCTACAGGGACGACCCGCGCGACAGCGGCGGACAGACGAAGTACGGCATCACCGAGGCCGTGGCGCGTGCCTTCGGCTACACCGGCCCCATGAACCTGCTCGGCCTCGACGAAGCGAAGGCGATCTACCGCAGCCGCTACTGGGACGCGCTGCAGCTTGACCAGGTCGCGAGCCTGGCGCCGGCCGTGGCAGGCGAGCTATTCGACACCGCGGTGAACCAGGGCACCGACCAGGCGGCGACCTTCCTTCAGCGCGCGCTGAACGTGCTGAACAAGGAAGCCAGCTGGTATCCCGACGTGAAGGCGGACGGCCGCATCGGCCCGATGACGATTGCGGCACTGCGCGAGTACGTGCGCCGCCGCGGCGCCGAGGGGCAGGTGGTGCTGCTGCGCGCGCTGAACGTGTTGCAGGGCGCCTTCTACGTCGAGCTGGCCGAGCGACGTGCGAAGGATGAAGCCTTCGTCTACGGCTGGCTACTCAACCGCGTGGAGATCGCGGCAGCGGCAGGAGGCAAAGCCTGATGGATCCGATCAGCACCGCCTTCGCGCTCGCGCAGTTCGTGCCGGGCATCCTGAAGTGGATCACCGGCAGCGACCAGGCCGAGCAGGCCGCAGGCGCCGTGATCGACATCGCGAAGCAGGCCACCGGCAAATCCAGCGGCCCGGAAGCGCTGAGCGCCATCCAGGCCGATCCCGCGGCGCTGCTAGCGTTTCGCCAGGCGGTGATCGCGGCCGAGGCCGATCTCGACAAGGCCTTCCTTGCCGATCGCCAGGACGCGCGAAAGCGCGACGTGCAGCTCGCCCAGATCGGTCGCACGACGAAGCGCGCGGACCTGATGATCGTCGGAGACGTGGTGGGCATGCTCTCGTGCCTGTCAGCGATGGTCTACGTGACCTATCTCGGCGTGACGAAGGGCGGCGACGTGAACCCGCTGATCATGGCGCTCAATGGCCCGCTGGGCATGCTGACCCAGCAGTTCGCCAACGGCCTGCGTGACGCGCATCAGTTCGAGTTCGGATCGAGTCGCGGATCGGCCGAGAAGACCGAGCTGCTTGCCCGGGCGCCGGCAGTGAAGTAGCCGGCGAGCCTGCTTCCTCGGCGGTGCAGGCGTCTGCACCGCATCAAAAGACAGGGCGACCGCCGTTGTGTTGGAGCACTCCGGCGGCCACCAAACCCACAGATGTGTCCTGTGAGCCCAGCCAAGGCCCTGCCACCTTCCGGAGGCGGGGCGCAGTGTACCCACACCCTTACTGGAGCCTCATGGCCAACCCCATCATTCCCTGGATCGGCGGCAAGCGACGCCTGGCCGATCGACTGATCCCGCTGTTTCCGCCGCACAAGTGCTACGTCGAGGTCTTCGCGGGTGGCGCCGCGCTGTACTTCCTGCGCCCACCTGCTGAGGTCGAGGTGATCAACGACATCAACGGCGAGCTGGTGAACCTGTACCGCGTGGTGAAGCACCACCTCGAGGAGTTCGTGCGCCAGTTCAAGTGGGCGCTGTCCAGCCGCGAGGTGTTCAAGTGGGTGCAGGACACGCCGCCCGAGACGCTGACCGACGTGCAGCGCGCGGCCAGGTTCTTCTACCTCCAGCACCAGTGCTTCGGCGGCAAGATCGAAGGGCAGACTTGGGGTACGGCGACCACCGCGCCGCCGGTGAACCTGCTGCGCATCGAGGAGCAGCTCAGTGCGGCTCATCTGCGCCTGGCCGGCACCTTCGTCGAGCGGCTGCACTGGCGCCAGTGCCTGGAGCGCTACGATCGGCCGCACACGTTCTTCTACATGGACCCGCCGTACTGGGAGACGGCCGGGTACGGCGTCGACTTCCCGTTCGATGAGTACCGTGCGATGGCGCAGGCCTTCAAGAATCTGAAGGGGAAGGCGATGCTGAGCATCAACGACCACCCGGACATCCGCGAGTGTTTCGACGGCTTCGCGATGGAAAGCCTGGACATCAGCTACACGGTCGGCGGGGGAGGCAGGGCGGCCGATCGCAAGGAATTGGTGATCTGGTCCTGGGACGTGCAGAGTGAACCGGCTGGGCTGTTCTAGTGACAGATGGCGAGTACTCGCACTCAAATTTCGACTCGACAAAGAACAAGCTGCTATCCGTTGAGTCCGGCCGCGAGATGTCTATGTCTCAAAGTAGCTAAGCCATTCGTCGAGTATCTCCCTTATCAGCCAGAGTGTGCAAATCAACATACTGCCGGCGAATCCAGAAACGAACACGCAAAATGCGGCGGCTTGCCAGTATGGCAGCAAGCCGATGGAGAGTTGCGAGAATGACGCCGCAAGCGCTGAAGCTATCGACACAAATAGCAATTTGCTCAAGCGCTTCACCGGGCCATAGTTCGTCAAGGAAGGATTTAACTTCCGGCGATCTTCTAGTTTCTCCTTGTATAAGGCGCTGTCAAAGATATTCTCCTTGAATTTGACGACAATAAACACCTTAAGGGAGAGCAAAAAGCTCCCGACAGTCAAAAAACCAGTGAAAAGGCTTGCTCGAATGTTTCTCGCGTAGAAGTCTGCCAACGTCGCAAGATCCGTCGTGGAGCAAACAAGCACCACGACAACTAAGGCGACTAAAAGTGACAGCAGCGCGCGGAGTCTCATTTCGGCTTGGCTTCAAATATGTGCTTATTTTCCTTGCATTTTTCGAGCAACTCCTGGATGACCCAGGATTTCTCAAATGCGCTGAGGTCCATGGAGTTTATCTTAGGGGCGATGTTTTCGTACTCATATTCCCCAAAATTGTCTGGGTTATTTGTGATGCGAAGCACGCGCTCGATTCCGTCGACATCCACTCCCGTGACCTTGCCAGTGTCAACATCACTTCTGTTGAAAAACCGGGACAACGATGCGGCCACTTTTTGTACAGGTGAGCCCTGTACGAAGGCGATCTTTGTACTCTCTTTGCGAACGTAGTTGGAGAGCGGCTTGAATTCCGGCTCTTCGCTTGTCAGCGACAGAAACGAATACTCGAAAGATTTCACGCGATCAAGCTCCTCGATGAGTTCCTTTAACTTCTCCTTTCGAACGATAGTTTCCCATTTGAGCTGTCCCTTGAATTTTGAGCGAACCTTCTTTTCCTTCGCGCCAGTAAGGCTGGCTTCCGGGATCTCCGCCAACTCGGCATCGATCTCTGATTTTCGATGTTCGCCAAAGCGCTTTGCGTTGTAGTAGCCAAAAGAATTCAGGCTGCAGGATTGGTGGTAGTACTGATAGAGCCCAAGCCCGTTGGACTTGTTGATAACAAAGAAGTTGAAGTCCATCAAGCTGGAGTCGTCATCCAATTCATTGACTTTGACCATGAGTTTGCCGCCGTTGTCGACAAGCTCGCAGAAGGTTTTTTGGTCTTTGACGGTAACTAGTAGACCAACGTGATATTGCTTGTTGTGGTCTGAATTGAGAAAAAGTAGGCGATTGTGTGCGCCAAGTTCGTGCTTGTCCCCATGCTTCGATTGAATATATTTAACGAAAGAGTCTAGGCTGAGGTTGGGAGCGTCGACGAAGAATGAAAACCCCAAAAGACGTACTTGCATAAGATCCCTGAAATTTGTTTCGTTCTGAAATTACTGCTTGTGCGTGGATCGTTGGCCCTGCTTTGGCAAAGCACAGCCCGCCGTGGCGGGTCTCGTGTCATAGCCAATGTAGGATCGACGAAGTTACATTTGACAACGTTGTCATGCTCTTCGCTACTTCGGCAAACGTCAATAGACCGCTTTGAGGAACATGTGGCATTGACGGTGTGCCCCGCTTGCGCCGTCGGCCGCCCTTGAGGGGGCTCGCTAGTGTCGCTACAATGTGGCTACGTTTCCTTCTTCCACCAAGAAGGATCGGCCCACCAAGGCCCCCTCGGAGCATCGCAGCGTTCGATGTGTCTAGAGCGGCTCGCCTGAGAGGTAGCTATGCAACCGCAAGTCATAAAGAAGACGGCTGAGGTTCGTTCTCGGATCGAGCCGTCGCTGAAAGAGCAATCAGCCGAAGTGCTAGCCAGCCTAGGCCTCGACATGTCGGACGCCATTCGCTTGTTCCTGCGACAGGTCGTTGAGGTGCACGGTCTACCTTTTGAGGTCCGGAAGCCCAACAAGAAGACTGTCGCAGCGATGCTCGAAGCGCGCAAGATAGCGAAGGCTCACAAGGCGCGCTTCAGCTCCGCCGAGGATCTGTTTGATGAGCTCGAAACCAAGGGCGGCGACTAA